AAAAATACCAAATAATGCTCCAAGAGCTTTTGTAATATTTGCAAATGTGGAGTTTAGTTTTTTCTCTGTAGAAATTAATGGAGATCGAAGAGAAGTGGAAACTTTTTGTTCTAATTGATTTTCTTGCCCTTGTCTAATTTTTAATTCTAAAAGTTTTTTTTCCTGCTCTCTTTCTTCTAAAAGTTTCCTTTGGTCCTGTAAGCTATCGGATTGTATTAATCTTCCAATACCTTGAAGATTAACGTTAGTAGTAACAATTTCCGAACGAACAGTATTAAGTTGACCTTGAAGGCCAACTAAAGAAGTTGATGGTATAGAATTTTCTTTATCCATTAGATTGGTTCTTCATATTTTCTTCTTCAATATACTGATGAAGGAGATTAATATAAATTTCTCTCTCCCAAGGAATCATATTTTCTAGTTCTGTCAAAGAGTATTTATGATGTTGAACCAGAGAAAAATTAGTTTTATAATATGACGCAAGATCTTCGTGCGCCAATCCTAGGCGAAAAAAGATGTTAGTCCCTCCAATGTAATATCACTTTCCACACCAGTATTGGGATTTTTAATTGAAATCGTATGAGAAAGTTTAGGCATAGTATCAAAGAATTTTTCAATTTCTTTGAATTGTTGAGAGGTCAATTGCTCTAAAAATTCTTCTAATTCCTTTTTAGTAGAATCAGCTGCAGGCCAAGACTCTTCTTCAGAATAAATTTGTTCTATACAAGATACAATCATCTCAAAAGTGTCATCTACACTCATACCACCAACATTTGAGAAATTATTTTTAATAAATTCTTTCATAGAAGGATACTTCATTCTTAATATCAAAGTATCATCAAGTTTAATATCTCTAGAATGTTCTGGTTTTACCACTACTGCAATATCATCAAGATTTACTGTTACTGGAACTTGAGTTGTTCCATCGTCTGGGCAAGTTAAAAGAATATCAACATCTTCTCCGACAGATTTTCCTCGAACATTTAAGAAAATATATTCAATATCAAAAATTGATAATTGGTCTACTTTAATACCTCTAGTAATAATACAGTTTCCAATTACGGTCTTAAGTGCCTCAGATATTTGCTTTGGGTCTTCACTCTCCATAGCAATAATTAAAATCTTTTCTTCTTTTACAAGAAAAGGTCTATATTTAATTTCTTTTTTGATAGATGGTATTTCTAAACTATATGTCGGCGTTGCAATTTTTGGTAAAGGCATAATACTCCAATAAAAACTTCATTAAAAATATTTAGTTCAGTTATTTAAGATAGTAGGAAACACGCTTCCTGGATTAGTAATTGTAGGTCTTACTCCACTTTCATTCCCAAGAGATTGTCCAGTTCGATAAGTTACACGAGGATTATCTGATGGAACATCGGGGGTTGTTGTAGATTTATTATTATCATTACCAATAAATTTATTCAAACTTAATGCCCTACCTGCAATATAACGATCATATTTAAAAGTTGCCGACACCTTTAGTACATCTGATTGATTATAAGAAACTACAGGGGGGCTTATACCAACAGGCCAGAGTCCAACAAAAGTGTATTCAATTTGGTTAAAATAATCATAATTTCTATCAAATTTAATAATTTTAGTGAAACTTGTTTTATAAGTTTCTGGGTATTGCATTCTTACAAAGTAATTTGCCGTTCCTTGGCTTACAGGACCTGCAAATTGGTTTCCTATAGGATTATGAGAACCACTAGAAATAAACTCCATCCAAGATTCTAAAAATTTTATCATCAAGTAATCTGAATCAACATAAAAATCCAGAGTTATTTCCCCATATGTTCTGGCAAAGGCAAAATTTTCAGAAACTCCGGTGAAATTTCCATCAACCGTTTTAGTGGCAAGATTAGATGTTGGTAATGATGCATTATAACATAAAAGACCAGCAGATTCAGCAACAAAAAATGGAGAAACTCCTCTTTTTAAGAGATAATTTTGCAATTCTCTTGGAAGACCACCAAATATTAACTGATAATGAGAAGTTTGCGCTAAATTAGTAAATAATGGTTTAATGTCTGATATTTTACGGGCTCTAGACACTCTAAATACCTTTTATGAGTCTTATTAGTATAAGTATTTAGATGTCTTATAAGGGAAAATTTAAACCATCATTTCCAGAAAAGTATGTTGGCGACCCAACTAACATTATATACAGGTCTCTATGGGAATTGAAGTTTCTGAAATATTGTGATACGAATGTAAATATTTTGGAGTACGCATCTGAAGAACTTGCCATTCCTTATCGTTCTCCTGTAGATGGTAAAGTTCATAGATATTTTCCAGATGCTTATATAAAAGTCAAAGAACCGGATGGAAGTATTAAGAAATATCTGATTGAGATTAAACCTTATAAGCAAACGATGCCGCCAGCAAAACCAAAAAGGCAGACCAAAGGATATATCTATGAAGCATATGAGTATGCCAAGAATCAATCAAAATGGGAGGCAGCAAGAGAATATTGTAAGGACAGAGGATGGATTTTTAAGGTAATTACAGAACACGACCTTTATGGGAAATAAGTAATGAACCGCATCAAACCCCTGCTTAAAAACTTATACGGAACAGAAAATGCGGATGATTTGATGTTAGAAATACTTGATGTATTGAAAGAAACCACAAGGTCTCCAGAAGCAGGTAAGTTTTATACTTTTGTTTATAGACCAAAGACTCCTCGTGTAAGATATGATGCAAATCCTTTTGTTGCCGTTACAAATGTTTATTCTTGGGGATTTAGTGGTATTAACTTCCACTGGGGAGAGCAACGTCAATATACCCTTGATGAAGTAATTGGACCTCTACATATTGTTGATAAAAATGAGGTCGGTGATTTAAGAAGAATACCTTTCGGACAAATCAAGATAAATAACTAAAAACTATAAATGGCAACCGCTCCTCGCTTTGATTATAGATATCCACTTACAAAACTTACAGATTCTGATGATTATTTAAGAATTACTTTTCTTGAGTATGTGCCGCTCGGACTTATTCCGGGAGAAGGAACTTTTGCACTACCTTCTTCCGATGATGTGTATGCTAATGTAGGGGGAAGAGATGATGTTAAACTAGTGAAGGGAACTGTTATATTACCAATTCCTGATGATATAAAAGATAGTAATGGTGTCAAATGGGGTGGAAGTTCATTAGGACCTATGGAAGCAGCAGCTGCTGCTGTAAGTGCAGGGTTACTTGACGCAAAAGGTAAGAAGGACTTGGAAAATAAAATATTGTCAACAGGGCAAAAATTAGGTGATGCTGCTAAATCTGGAACAACACAACAAATGCTTCGGGCAGGAATTGTTGGATTGATGGCAAATGTTATCACCGGAAAAAATACGGCAACATCATTATTTACTTCAAGGGTTGCCGGAGCAGTATTTAACTCAAATATTGAATTGCTTTTTAGTGGAATTGATTTAAGGCAGGCATTTTCTTTTGCTTATGATATTGTTCCTCGTTCTGAACGTGAAGCAGAAGTGGTTAAGAAAATAATTAGAAAATTTAAAATACACGGTGCTGCCAAAAAGGGTAGAGTAGCAGAGGGTGCCGCCGGATTGTTCCTTAAGGCACCCGAAGTTTTTAGAATAGAATATATGAGTGGAGGAAGAAAACATCCATATCTAAATAGATTTAAGATTTGCGCTCTTCATAATATAACAGTGAATTATACTGGTTCAGGAACTTATGCAACTTATTCGGATGCCACGCCGGTTCATATGACTATGACCCTAACATTCCAAGAACTAACTCCAATTTACGCAGAAGATTACGAAACAGGCACAGGAAGCGAAGGAACAGGATTCTAATGTCTTACTTCAGAGAGTTACCAAACCTAGAGTATCAATCATTCCTATCAAGTAGTAAAGGTTCTGATGAATACTTGTTGGTAAAAAATATATTCCGTAGAGTTAAACTACGTGATGACTTACAAAATGTTTTTACCATCTTCAATAAGTATCAAATCCAAGAAGGAGCAAGACCCGATACAGTTGCCGAAGAACTTTATGGAAGTTCTCAATATGATTGGGTTGTATTAATTGGTGCCGGTATTGTAAATGTAAGAAATGAATGGCCCCTTTCCGATAGAGACATCTATAGGTACTCGGAACAATTATATGGAAATGACTTAAATGCGGTTCATCACTATGAAACCACAGAAGTCAAAGATTCTAGAGGAAGATTAATTTTCCCTGCAAGTAAAATTGTTGATTCTACTTTCACCATCCCAGACCCTAATATTCCCGTACAAACTCTAAATCCTGTTGTTGGTATTAGTAATTATGAATATGAAGTCCGAAAAAATAATAAAAAAAGAGACATTTATGTTCTCAAACCTGCATATCTTCAGCAGGTTATTAATGATACAAGAAAAGCGATGACCTATGACAAATCATCGCAATATGTAAATGATAAATTAATTCGTACCGAGAACACAAGAGTCACGATGCCATAAAAAAAGAGGAGATTTCTCTCCTCTTTACCTATTATTCTGCTAGGCGGGCAGAATATGATAAGGAGTCATCTTCATCATCATCAACCGCAACCGAACGAGTCGGTTTCAGGTTGCTAAGTTCAGTACGCAAATCTTCAGTCAGAGAAGGAGCAGGACCACGATAGTCATCCTCGTCCTCAACTTCAGAATCAGTACGGGATGTTTTTCCACCTAGGGCAACTTCAAGACGCTTCTTCATTTCTTCATAGGACTTGAACTGGTCAGGAGAAACAAACTCAGAAAGAGAAAACTGCTTCTTCCAGATTGCTTCCATAGCATCATCATCATTCAGAAGAGCACCCTGAGCAGCAAATTCGCTGGAATCATAGTTCCTATAACCGGCAACACTCTTTGCCTTCAGTTTGAAATTGGCACCGGTCCAGAAATCAAACGGATCGATGGCAGTTTCATCTTCAAACTCAGGTTGCATCGCTTCCGTGAGTTTGTCAAAGATTTTCTTACCATACTTGAAGAGGAAGACTTTACCCTCATTATCAGGATTAGCAGGGTCCTTGACAACATAGATATTACTCATATAAGTCAGTTTACGCTTCTGCTTACGGGCAACTTCCTTGTTGGAGTCTATACCAGAGTTCCACAATTGACCGTTGTGCTCACATACGGGGCACTTCTGGTTGAGAGTAGTCAGGCACGAGTCAATCAACCATCCACCGGGTCCCTGAAAGGCGTGAGAATAGACTTTGACGAATGGCAGGTCTTCACCATCAGGAGCAGGAAGGAAACGAATAACGGCATAACCATTATTTGCTTTGTCACACTCCAATTTCCACAGACGGTCATCAGAAGAGTTGCCAGAATTATTCATTTTTTCGACTTCTTTCACCAGTTTTTCGGTGAGAGAACCAAGTTTAGATTGCTTTTTTAGGTCTGAAAAAGACATAAGATTTTTTAGGATAGTTTGGATTTGTTGGATTACTTAGATATTATAGCAAAAAATCACTCATTAGTCAAGGTACTTTTTGAGTGATTCAATTGTTTTTGTCATACTACTGAAAAGAATGTTCATATCAGTCTCTGGTGGGAATCCCATCAGAGCAACTGACCTTCTTAGATTTTCCTTCATCTCAACTGCTTGAGGGTCATCGGAAAGAGAAAGTCTTGTGTACATAATACGCTGCTTTTCAAGCAGTATTGTCATTTTATCAATATGTTCCAGTTTATCTTCACGAGGCATCATACCAAAAGTTAATATACTATTGTATATAAACTCCTGAAGTTGATTGATTTCTTTTAGTTCATCCTGAATAATATCAGAATCAAAAAAACTACTCATTTATAATGTCCCGTAAAAGTTTTTTGTATTGGAATATATCAATATGTATAAAGGGTTTGTATTTCTTAATTTTTAAACTTACGGTTTCCCATACTGGGTCCAGAAGTTTCTTATCAAACTCACTAATATACGAGAATATTGTATCATAGATTACCATTATTTCAGGTGCCAATTCACTTTTTAGAAATGTTTTGAGAAGAATTGGATGACCTTTCGAGCAGTCGAAGACATTCTCTAATTTTGTCTGAGAGAACAATTCTGTTGATTGCTCCTTGAATATGTAAGTTAAGCTCTGATTCGTTTTCATCCATTCCAAATAAACTTTTTCTCCTTCGTTTATTAAAGAACCAATCCATAAACTATGTGGATTATCGACGGATACAAAGTTCGCAACAAAAAAATCTACAATTTCTTTGTCATTATATTTCCTACTTGTCTTCTCGAACCAATATTTATCGGACCTTTTATTGAAGGAGGCAAC